AAATAAATTCAGGATCAGTCCTATTTGTCCATTGTATCATCTCAGTAAGAGTCTCCATTCTCAAGGGAGCTAAATGTCGACTCAACAAAGGCTCAAACCTAAACTTACGTTTTAAAAACTCAACCTCCCTATAGGAACGTAAAGGTAGTGTACTAGTAACCTTGCTTTCATTAGTATATCCATAACCTATAGTGGGCATAAAATTAGAGATAGTAACCTCATTAAAAAGATCAGAAACATAACTTGAAGGACCAATCATATTATCATCACCAACAAAACAGGCTACAACATGATCATCAAACACAAGCTTGCGAGTAGGCTTAACTAACTTAACGAAAGCGTAACGGAAAAGAAGCTCATTTATAATGGTATTTATAACTGAAGTGAGGGGATTCCCAGAAGGCATGGCACCCTCCCATAGATAGACCTTACCCTCGATAATATGAGCAGAGCGTGCTATACATTCAAAAAGAGTAGTCCTAGCAGAAGAATAGGAATCATTATACCACAAATTGATAAGTTTACACACACACATAATAAGTTGGTAAGTATGTGATCCATCAAACCAGGTGTAGTCACCAGCAAAAATCTCAGGACCAAACGTGGTTATATGCTTAAATAACAACTCCCATTCCTCCGAGGTCTCATCTATGCCTAAACCAGAATTATTTTTAATCCGGTTCTTAGTCATGGTGGCCATAAAAGAACCACAAAGTATACGAGCCACTATAATCATCTCAATTGGAGCACCAGAGATAAGACGCGAATCAAAATCTACAACCTTAGATATTTTAAGCAATTCAGCCTTTAAAAAATCAACAAACCACCAATCGGGGCGCTTATGTTCTAACATATCATTAATGGTATTCTCAGTCTTTTTCTTTAAATCTTTCACTCTATCTAATTTAAAATCAGGTGGGTTACTAAAGAAAACGGCTTTATTAGGATAATCTTTACACAACGGATAACCTAAACTAGTAGCCATATTTAAACCTCCGGCTTCTTTTTCATCTAAAACCCCAATAACAGCTTCCTCAAAAGTCCATATGGGTGTTTGGTAAAACCCATAAACTCTCTTTATATGATCTAACTTTTCATGGACCACATAGTCTAAAATACTATCTTCCAGTAATATGGTGTTATTACAATACTTTCTATAAACTGAAATCTTAGGGTCATGATCAGAATCACCAAAAAGCTTAGAGGGACGCTTCAATGGAGGATACTCAGCTAATTTACCGAACATCTTTGAACGGACTAATATATGTTTAGAACCGGAGGCTGGAGGGTTAGGACAGACACCGATACATTTAAACTTAGACAAAGGACTAACACCAATACTATTAGGTAACGGTACCCTGTCCCCTGTAAACTCTTCGACTAAAGTATAAAGCAATTCTTTAGTGATAACAGCTCCCCAACCATGATCATCAAGACCACAAGCATGGACTCCAGCGAATATATTATTGTTAGTACCAGTACTCAAAACAGTAACAATAGAACCACAATCACCTGGACCAACAGGTATAGTATGTTCGATACTGCGCTGTATAACATAATCAAGGCCTTGTTCCTTAGA